GCTATTTTATTACGGCCTTCTTGCAGGCCTTCCGCCACACCTTGCACTTCTTTTTTAGTTGTTTTTTTGGCCAAATCCATTGCAGCAGCGTACCCAGGAATTTTCATCATTCTTTTTAATCTTTCTGGATCTTTTGCAGTTTGTGCGGCCGCTGCGGCCAATCTTTCTTGGCGAGCCTTGAAATCTTTTTCGGACTCTGAATTGTCTTCTTTTTTAATTTTTTTAGTTTCGTTCATAGTATTCATATCTGGTTCTTCCTTAGGGCCTTGTGTTGCGGCCAAATGTTGAAAATCATTTTTGTCTAAATTAGTTTTCGCAATATCTCTTGTGTCAAATCTCAGCAATCTACGCATGGCAAATAGTCGCATTTCTTTAAGAAAATTGTACCACATTTGTGTAGCAACATCGTCTTGATTTTCTGTAATACCCTGGCTGTAGTAAATCTTTAAACTGCCAAGATCGTTTAAACTAATGCTAACACGGCCAAGATCAACTCCTTCATTAACAAAGTCAAAATCAAAGAAACGTGCTTCTACTGGGTCAATGGTAACTGCACCGGTTTCATCGCCCATTTCTAAATTGGTAAAACGACTGCGGACTTTGTCAAAAAGATCTTGGGAGATTAGTTGTATAGGTTTCATACTGTTATTTATTTAATTAGGAACTAATATAGATGGGCATGGGCATGATAAATTCTTCTTCACGCTCTTCACGCATTCTATCGTAGATTGCAGGATCCCATTCTTGCAGCACCAATGTCATACGAATTGCCAATAACATACTGCTAACAAGATCGTCATGTGCTCCCACTTTGGCTTCAAAACTTAATCCTTTTGCCACAAATGTTTTTAATTCACTAATAAAAGCACGTGAATTTATCTTTAATCTGTCGCTTTCAATTAGATATTTTAGTTTGGCACAAGCGTTGATTTTAACGGAATGTGTGGTGTTAAATCCTTTACGATATCTACGTACATGCCCTTTTTTAATGGGTTCACTAAGGAATAGTCCGGGTATACTTTCTTCACCTAGTTCATTGATAGAAACCAATGCAGCTTCTCCTATATTATTATTTTCTACGCTGTAATATATGCTAGATGTTCCGCCTTTTCTAGCACACTCATCGTTGATATAATTACAAATATCACGCAATATGCGTACCTGACTTTGTACAATGGTTAAATTATGTTGCCATTCTGCTACTTGTTCAAAACTAGGTATTTCTAAAACTTGTATAGCAGCAGGATCTCCACCTGTACCTAAACTTGGATCAAGACTGATAATATATGTTGATTGTGGATTGATCTTCTTATACCAACGTGCTTCACCCATGTTCATTATAGGTTTAATTCCATCTAATGTGGCTAATTTTATACTGTTGATCAATGTTTCATCAAATACCAAAAATTCACAATTGTGCTCACGTCGGAATCGTTCCTCACCAATACGTCCGCGTTCTTCTGCTGCCCATGCTTCATCGCGATCAGGGTGTTCATGCCAGTATGCCCTAAATGGTGCAAATCCATTACGACCTAATTCTTGTTCATTACCAAATTCATCAAATTGATAGTTTGCTTCTTTCCATATCTGTGCAAATTGATCTTCGTCACTGTTAGGTGTACTTGTAATAATTGCTTTACCACCTGTACTTAGTGTAGGAGATATTGAAGTCCAGAATTCACTGGCAATGTTAGGTGGCACAAACGCAAACTCATCTGCGTATAGTAGTGATAATGACATACCACGCCCTGTTGTTTCTGTGGTTGTCTGTGCAATAATACGACTACCGTTGTCAAACTCCAAACTTTGTTTGTTATAACTGGTAGCACCGCATCTAATATGATCAGGGCATAGTTCATATGCATATCTAATACGTGCCATAATTTCCTGGGCACCTGTGTGTTTATGTGCTGCTACAAGAATGGTACTATCTGGAACAAACATAGCAAACCAGAGTAGATATCCTGCTGCTGTGGTTGTTTTGCCAGTTTGACGAGGCAGTAGATTTACATTAAAACGATTGTTATGATAACTATCAATTAGTCTACGTTGATACTCATATGGCTCATACAATAGTTTACCCTTAATAGGATGCTGTATGTGGAAAAAATGTTCTAGGAAATAATGTGGACCATTAATAGGATCAGAACATTGTAATAGATCTTCAATATCTTGTTCTGTAAACTTTTGTGTACTGTGAGCTTTTTTTACCAGTTGCCCGTCTAAGTTTTTTGATCCCATATGTTTATTTAATGAAAAAAATAGCCTCCGAAGAGGCTATTTGAACTACGTTCTAGTTTTTTGATTAATTGTTTTCAGAGATAAACTTTTTGTAATCAGACATTAATTGTTGTTCCATTGTAGCAGTAGGCAGATTGCTTTGTCGTGTCTTACCGTCGCTAGTATTGCCGCCGCCTGATTGATTTTCTTGATTTGCAAACTGGTTAGCACCAAATGGAGGAGGCTTACGTGGATCAGATGGACTATTGTCATACTGGCCTTCGTCTGTTTCTTTTTCATCTTTTTCTGCGTTATGGTCATCCATATCATGATCGCCATCATTATCAAAATCGCCGTGTGATACGCTAACATCATCGCCGCCCTGGTCCGGGCCCTGATCATCGCCGCCCATAGGATTTAGTTTGTCAATCATAGAACGCATATCAGATGTTGGATCTCCTGCATCCATTTCTGGTTCAGCAGTTAATGCCACAGCTGGTTCAGCTGCCATTGGCATCGGTTCTTCTTGACCGTATTTTTTAACACCTGCTAATTGCATAATAGTGGCTAGCATGTCGCTGAGTTCTTCACCGCTACCTGCTGTCATATTAATACTTGCTGGCATTGGAGGACGCTCAGGCATGCTACCCATCATACCCATGTTGGGCATAATACTAAATTCTTCTACTTGTCCTTCCTTAACGATAGTAGGATTAGTACTATCAAGTTCGGCTAAACGTTTCATTACATCGATCATTTGCATAATTATTTCCTTGGGTCTTCGGCCTGAGAGTTAAATAGGCTCGTTTGCTTTTCATCGGTGTCAGTATTAAATTTAGCTGCACCTTCTGTGGGGATTTCTTCTCCACGGGCTTTGCGTTGAAGTTTAAGAATATCGTTTAATTCTTTAACAAAACCGCTATTGTACTTATCTCCGTAGTAATCTTCAAATTTAGGAGTACCAGCTTCTGCGTAGTTAGGATCATCTAACAATGCACCTTTGCGTGGCTCTTCAATATGTTGATATTCTTCGGTGTGTTCGAATGGACTACGGACTACTAAATTTTGTTTATTAACTTTCAATTCTGAAGTCAAGTATTCAGTAAGTTCTTGTTGAGTGGTAGGATAATCTAATACCACTTCATATATACTTACTTCACAGTTTTTAACCTGAGGAAAGTCTAAAGGCAATGATTGGATAGGAGTAGTACCGGTCTTTTTAAATCCACTAACTGCATATTTGTTCAACAATGATTTCATTGATGCTTCTTGCTCAGTAGTGAACTCACCAGCTACTTTCACGCGGAAATCATACTTTTTAGTAGATTCTGATAGGTATTGAGTAAATGTTTTCATATTATTATTTATTAAGATTTCAAATCTTTTAACTTAGCGAGTATGCTATTTCTGTCAGTAAGGATATATCCTTCTCCGTTTACAGTTTCATTATTCTCATTTCCGTGCTTTTTATCCACAGCTAATTTCTTAATCTGTAGATCAATCATCTTCAATTTCTTGTCAATTTTAGCACTTTTAGCAGTAATTGCAGCAGTTAACATAGATGCCGCAACTTCAAACATTCTACTACCATATCTTGCTTCTACATTCATACCTAAGTCCATTAAGTCATCATAGGCTTGTTCTGCTTTAGCAGCAAGTTCATCAAACTCGGCATCGCTGATATCGCCTAAGCCTTTTACACGTGGTAGGGCGGCTGATATTTTATCAAATTCTTCTAATTTATCTTCAATATCAATGGTAGGAATAGGTTTGGCATCTACTGCGGTTGGTATCATTACAGTATCTACAGTGGTAGGCAAGTCTAGGAGATCTTCGAGTTTTTTAGTCATACTCTTACTTATTTAGATTTTTTCCCGTTGGAAAATATGTCCATTTCGTTGATAACTCGAAACTTAATTCCCTGCTGTTGACACCATTTTCCAGCAGCAGCCCACTTGGCCATATTCTTAACAAATTGTGCCTGATTGTAAGGATTTTTACCCACACGTTCTTTAAGCATTTGATTGGCAGGTTTTATTTCTATAAGTTCTGCATGTTTCTTCATATGTTTATCAATGTAAGAAATTAAAAAATCAGGAACATATACTGTAGCTTTGCCTGTCAGTGGATCTCTGTAAGGTATCTTCACGGGTTCGCTAGCCCATTCTTGTATACTAGGATTATTATCACAAAACATGCAAAATGTAGTTTCCCAACTACTTCTGCAATAGGGGGGTTTACTGCCAATATATTTTTCAATATTTTTTACCTGATAAACACCTTGACTAAATTTTAGACTCATAATGTTTTAGTACGGGGCCACATTTGTCCAGATGTGGGCCTACGATCAAACTTAGTATTAGGAAATATCTTGCCCGAAATTGGTCGTAATCCATTTTTTAAATATTGGTGGACTGAGTTTCCTACAGGGGGGCCTAGTCCAGTAACAGGATCCCAATCTGTAGTACCAACGTATCCACTAGTAATAAGAGTGTTATTACTTCCAACAATTATGTCATAAAATGATGTTTTATGTTTATAAAATAATGTATTATATTCAGCAGACGAACGTTGATTACCTGTTAACGCTTGTATTCTTGTCAGCATACCTGCCATTACAGGTGCTGACGCACTAGTACCACCAACTGATACTATAGATCCATTAAAATAACATAAATGCCCATTCATTGGACCCGAAATATCGGGCAATCCTCTCATAGTTAATGCTGTTGATGATCCAATAGTACTACTATTAATAGGCGTGTAGTATAATCCAGATTGCCAACTAGGTAATGAAAAATATCCACTTATACCGCCGCCTCCACCCCAGGTTGCTGAAAAATCAAGATCTCTATTATCATCAGTTTCGGTCTGTCTTGTTTTATTTGAATTTAATATAAGTTTTGTTCCACCTACAGAAATAACATTTGGACTAGATGATGGATATGCTACTTTTACAGTTGATAATCCTGAGAATGTTGATCCGCTATCTCCGGATGATACACAAATTGCAACCTTAGCAGCGGATGCCGTTGACAATGCGGTTTCTACGGCTGCTATAGTACTCGAGCCAGGCTCACCAATGGAATATGTATAACTTATACTAAGAACATGACAGCCGTCTGATACTGCTCTATTAATTGCGGTTACAAAACTACCACTAAAATATATAGTAATATTAGCAGCAGGAACTAATGTGGCTATTGCATAGATATCAAGTGTATTTTCCATATCTGCACCAGCACCGGTAAATGTACCAGATGTTCCGTCTAGTAGTACTTGGTTGATTGTAGGTGCAGCAGTACCTGAGGCAATTAATCCACTGTATTTTAAATCATCAAATGTTTTATCAAGATCACTTTGCAAAAAACCGCCCCCTAACGGTGCAATAATACCAACCTTAACTCCTGCTCCAGTACTTGCAGGCATGTTATACGCAATTGCAATTTCCGGTGGTGTAAGTCCTACATAATCTCCTATACGAAATAGTGGATTAATATCAAGAATATCAAATGTTTTTAAATTGGTAGATTCAATAATTTCATCTATCTCGGACATTTTATGTTTCCAGTCGTAATAGTGTTAATGTAACTGTTATTGAAGCAGTTGATCCGCTTAGGTTAGTTATTGCTAGATATATTGTATTGCCCGGTGTTGTATCATCGTTGAATCCAAATATAGCGGGCGTCATTAATTGTGTTTGTGCTCCTGTTGTAATTACCTCGGCTATTACACCTGATCCCGGAGTAGGGTCTGTGGTTTGTATTCTTGTATTGTCGTTGGTTCTTGCTGCATCAGTTAGATATAGTCGAACCCAGGCTGCTGCACTTGTTTGCACTTTAAATAATGAATAAGATTTAAATCCTGTAATTGAAATATTACCAGTTGCATTATTTGCAATATTTGCAGTTGCACCCGCTGCTGTACTTCTAGCATATGAACTACCTGAACCAGTGACGCCTTGAGTAGCAGTACCAGTAACACCTTGAACGCCTTGCCCAGCGTTTGCGCCTTGTATTCCTTGTGTACCTGTGGAGCTACCTTGAGCACCTAACACCCCCTGAGTACCCTGTCCAGATAACCCTTGCAACCCCCTGACTCCCTGGGGGCCTTCGAGTCCTTGCGTACCAAAAGTACCTTGTGTTGCTATTGGTACGTTTGCCAATATTTGACTAGATAAATCTTGATAGGGAAATCTGCGTGTTAGACCGTTATTAACTACCACAAAAGTTGTAGCATCGATAATAGCTGGTATAATTGGTAATTCTGTAATTTTTGGCATATTAGTTATTCCGTTGTTAGAAGTTCTCCACTTTCATTGGTTATTAATTCTCCGTTTTCATCAAACAAAGCAAATGTTGTATTAACAGATACAGTTGATTCATAGTAGCCATCTACTATATTTCTTTGTATTTGAGGATTGGGAGTAAATCCTCGAGAATATCCTAAACTACTGGACTTAAATCTTCTATAATTTAATAGTTCAGATACTAATCCTGATAATTGAACATTAGTTAACCCTTTTAATGTATCCAATATTTGCATTGGATTATAACCATCCGTGTGGGCCTGTGTCATAATGGTTAGTGTAATTGACTCGGCAGCAACATTTCCAAATCCTCTATTGGTAAAATATCCAGTCATTGCTGCTAATACTGTTGAATTTAATTCGATAGATTTAGAATAATAGTTATTCATAGCATTCACAGTATCAGAATTAGAAGGCAATGCTGCTGGCGGTAAGTTGGAATATTGCGACATAATTATCTTTTAGGAGGAAAAATTATTGAAGCAGGATTAGCTCTAATTTTTCCATCAACGCTGGTATTAAATCCTTTGAATATATTAATTCCAATTCCGCCTGGTAACGTAAACACACCTGGGGCATTTGCAGTTGGTTCAGCGTATTCATTTGCTGGGCCAGCTTTTCCATACTTTCCTGCACCACTATTTAAAGTAGATCCTAATAAACTACCTGCAATATTATATGCAGTAGCATTTTGTCTAGTTAGTCCGTTTTGATTAACATAATTTTTAAGTACAACAGTTCCTAATTGAGTTAATATATCTGAAGCGGCTGGACGATTAATTATTCCATATTCTCTTGTACCACTTTTTTTATCGTATTCTGAATTTATAGAAGTTGGTGGTCTACTTGATTTAAATCTTGGCGACTGTAAAGTTTTATCAAATGCTGATATTCCTCTTTTATTATAAAGAAGGTCGTTTCCTACTGTATGGGGGCCTGGTGTTTGATCATAATATTTTAAATCAAAATAGTTATCACCATTTTTTTCAAGTTTCCCTTGATCATAAAACACCGTTTCAAATTCAACTGTTAATTTATTTTCTAATATTTTAGAACCAGCACTTTGATCTACACCATCGTGTTTCCAATCTTTAATTTTAGGATTAACCAACGTATATTTTGTAAAATTTCCTTGATGCATTACATAAATTTCAATTGAATTAAAAAAATTAGTATACCGGTCAGAATCATATCTACCATAATTATAATCAATATTTCCGTATTTGGTATCTCCAAATGCTGCATTAGTTTGTTGTCCATCAACATAATAACTTTTATAATAATTAACCCAAAGAAGATGTGTAATATTTGTATTATCGTCGTGTAAATCTATATTAATAGGATTATAACTTATACTTTTTTGTATTACTGTTTTTCTATTATATTGATTTAATGTTTCTGTAGCAATGTTGAATTTAGGAAGATCAATCTTCTTTGCCAATAATCCAACATTGAATCTATCTTTTGAAAAAAATTCGTCATCTTTTATATAAATTGAATTTATATTAAATTTTACAAAATATAAAAAACTAAATTTAGGTGATTTAGCAAAAGCACTAGTACCACTACCTATATACAATCTATTTGCATGTTCGTAGGACTTGAGTATTGTACCAAATCCTTTCTTGGTTATATAGTCATTAAATGGATTGCTCATATTAATATTTAGTCAAATAAAAACCTGGAGATTAATCCAGGTTTTTAATTATTACGCGATTATTAGTTAACTAGACCTTGTGCGTTAGATGCTCTTACAACACGACCAACATCTAATCCAATACCACTAGCTGCACCGCCTGGTGCTTCAAGTTGAATTGCATTATCTATACAAATTGTCATATCAATATCAAATGGATCATTCTTTGTATAATCGCCGCCTGCATAAGTAGCAGCCTTAATCCAGCAACCCAAGTATTCAAAACTTTCTAGTGTAACCGGTTCGTAAGCGCCATTACCGCCATCAAGAATTTCAACACGCATTCTAAACTTATAATCTGAACCAGATGCTGCTCCACTTTGTTCAAAGAAATCAAACTGTTTCTGCATTTGTTCGCCAATTTTTTTAGTAACAACACCGCTGGCATCGTCTCTAATTTTTAGTTTAACATCACCAAACTTGTGTTTTCCTAACAATTTAACTGTGCTATTATAAACATGTATTGGAACTTCTTCAAATGTAATTTCAGGACGACTAACGGTCATAACTTGTTTAGTTAATTCAGTGCTTGGTTGACCACCTACACCAAATTGATCCATTGTAACACGGAAACGATATTGTAATTTTGGCATTAACAAGCCTTGGGTGTTAGGCCCTTGACTTGCTGCTAATGGTACTGTAAATCTATTTAAACTTGCAACTGGCATATAAATGCTCCTTAATCTATGTTATTTACCTATTATAGGCCGGCCTTGATATCGCCAGTATTTTTTAGTCTTAAAGGAATATAAATGTATTCAACTGCTTTAACAGGCTCAATAGCAATATCCATATATAATTCGTTACGATCTATTCTTGAAGGAGTATTATTTGTTTCATCGCATACTACAATGTAGTCATACAATGCACGTTGTCCCACTAATTCAAGCATTAGACTTTCTGCTGCCGCCTTAATTTCTCTACGAGTTTGTGCATCATTGGGTTCAAACAAGAATGGTCTTGCAAGAACATCTAATTGTCTACGTAAGTAACAAACTAATCGAGCAACATTAATTCTATCCAATGCACTGGCATTTTTAGCACGAGTACGTTGACCATATGCTACAATTCCAACACCTGTAAAGGTTGCAATTGGATTAATTTTAACTGAGTCTAATACATCACGTATACCTTGTGATAACGCAGTAGTTTTAAACTCACCTTCTTCGGTAATATATCCAACTGATGTAGCATTGTCAATGCCGCCGCGACGTGTACCTGCTGGTGCAAACCACTGATAGCTTTTTGCATCACTATTAATGATAGTACGTAACATCATATGACTTGGTGGAACAACAATATAGTTACCTGTGTTATCGTTGGCAAAACCACTTGGATAATACATTGCCATGTATTCATCATATGTTACCGCACCATCGTCGTTATTGTCAAATGCTAGGGCAGTATTTTTACCCCATGCATTTAGTGCAGTTCCTGTTGGTTGTAAACGGAATGGTGTATCACCAATAACAAATGCTGTTTGTCCTCTGTCGACATTAAAACCAACCATATTTTGTATAGCTTCTGGATAACCCGGTGTAGCCATTAAATTGAAGTTAACTGTATCCGTATCTCTAATAATTGAATTTGTATCAATTGTAGACTTTAATGCTGCAACAATTTGTGCTCGCTGTGCATGACGTCCAAATACTCCAGACCCGTCTTGGGCCACATTATTTTGTGATACCCAACGATCCGTTTCATATGCATCTAACAATTCACCAGTTGTACTTGGATAACGTTGATTTCTACCACTGTTGGCGTATATATCAATATATCCAGTCTTATATTCTTTAACATTAAATCCACTACGACGAGTGTTAACTAAATGCATACCTCTAGGATATATTGCAGGATCTGGTGCATCTGGGTCTAAATAATTACTGGTTAACAATGTAACTATAGGACTAGCAGTCAATGTTGTTCCTGTATTAGCCCAACGTGCATCTGCAAATAACCAACCATTAGAAGTTGATTGATCTGTTACATCTTGTTTGACCCAACCGGCAGTGGTACTATAAACATAAATGTCTTTACCATAGCGATCCATTTCTGCGGTAGAAATCCATATATCTCCAGCTACTAGTGCGGTGCCGTCGCTTTGTCCATTAGTGGCTGCTGGAGCAGTTGCACTTACAATCGGGCCTGCTGGGTCCGAGTTAGGAAATGCTGTGGAATCACGATATCCAACCCAAGTTGTACCATTGTGATACATAATATCAACTTCGTCAACTACTGAATTATACCATAGTGTTCCGTCAGCTGGTGTATTATATGGAGCATCATCGGATGCAACATAAGTCAATGGTGACCAATTTGTAGCAAGAAACGCAGCAGGACTATCTCCAGGTGCAGGAATATATAGATTGTCAGTAGTTCCTGCAATAAATCCAAGTGCAGCTAATGGAGCAGCGGTGATATCGGTCATTTCAAAATCGCCACCTAACTTATGTGAAATTGATATAGAATCACTTGTAGCATTGTAGGAGGAAATAATATTAGTAAGTCCTGCGGCTGCTATACCTGCTGGAATTAAAGATGCAAGACTGGTAGTTGTTGTTCCACCTGAAATAGTTATTGTGGTGCCTGTAGTAGTAGCACCGTACCACGTTTTAGATCCTGCAAGTGTTTCTTTGATAAGGAATCTATAAGTACCTGCTCCGGATTTAGGACTTAAACTACTAACTATAGTAGTTGCTCCTGTATTTGCACGTCTCCAGGCTTTGAAATTGGCAAATGGATTGTTTGCATTATTATCGTAATTTGTTTCAATAAAAACAGATCCTATAGGAATTGCTGCTCCGCCTTTGGTATCTAATCCTGCTGTAGCTTCTAATACTTTGTCATAAATTGGTGCTGTTAGTTTATCCCAACTCTGAGATGCACTGTTAAAACGTTTTACACTCCAGTTTGCACCATTATTGGCTGTAGTTGTCACAATCCATACGCTCTTGTCAGCAGTACCACTGGTCCAATTAGGAACCTGATAATGAGGGGTCATTTCAAGACTTTTTGATGCACTAAGAACAAAATCCCATAATACTCCGCTGGTCTTATAGAATAATCTATTAGTGTTATCTCCAGTAATGATTAAACAATAATCGCCTATATTTCCAATAGTGATAGCAGGTTTATCAGCACTAAAACTTCCTGCATCAGAATCGTCATTTAATACAATAGGAGTTTTATCAACAAATGTTAGTGTGGTTTGATTCCATTCTTTAATACCATACTTACTATCATTGGTGTCAATCCAATATTGTCCAGCTTCTGGATTACCTTTTGGCATGCTAGATGATGGTATTAAATTTGTTGTATTAACATCGGCTCTAATAATATATGCTCTGCTACTAACACCAAGTAAACTATAGGCTGCTTGCAGACCATATTCATTTAATTCATTGCCATGTAACGCATTACCACTAGCATCTGTATAAAATTGTGGTACACCAAATGTGTCAGCTAGATCACGCTGACTGGTCATCAACCATAATTTACCAGTATTTGCTGCTGTAGTACCAGCTGCAATGGTGCCGCCTGCATTTGTTTTGTCTTGGGAAGATGTTACAAATAATAAAGGCACTGTTCCCGGTGCCGCCGGAGTATAAAAACTCTCATCAATTACTGTTACTAATACGCCCGGTGAATTCAATGTTGCCATATGTAATTTCTCCTAATTGGATTACTTGAATTATTTACCTAGTATATGAAAAAACAAGGGGTTAAATACTAGTGAAAAGGGCAACAAAAAGGGCGCAAAATGAGAGATTTATGCAAAGAATGCGGTAAACGGCCTGTAGCAATTAACTATTATAAATTGGATAAAGCCTTCTATAGATCAAAGTGTGATCATTGTGCAAGTCAACGCAAAGAAGGTATACCTTTATGGGAAAAAGCAGGATACATTAAAAAATCTACATGTGATAAATGCGGTTTTGTTTCTAAATATCCTGATCAGTTCAACGTATTTTACATCGATGGCAATATAACAAATTGTAGATATACAAATCTTAAAACAGTATGTGCTAACTGTCAGCGAATACTACACAAACTCAAATTGCCCTGGCGACAGGGAGATCTTCGACCAGATTTTTAATTTGTTCAAATAACGAATCAATAGTAGTGTCATTAAACACAGTGTGGTCAATTTTACCACCAACCCATGAATACTCACTAGCATGTATTTTTGATCTTTCTAATTTCATACCGCTCAACGCCCAGGTTGAATTACCATTTGGTCCACGATTATATGACTCAGCAGCAGGGAACCAGTCAGGATCTTCGCCCCGTTTAATTCTTACCACCAATCCACCGGCAGTATGAATAGCAGAAATTTCGTTAGGAAACCGTACGTCACTAATAACAATGTCGTCGTTTGTAGATAATAGTTTGTGCTCTAAACTGGCAATCCATATACTATTATGAAATGCTTTACGGCAAACTTCGGTGCCCCAGTATTGAAGGATCCAACGTGGAGTAAGATCGGGCATTCCTAGACGTTTTGCCCACCAGGTATCTACTTGTTCTCTCCATTCACGTGCTTCTTTTGTACGCCCTTCGAGTAGTGTTCTATCCCACCCAAATACTGCTGCAACTGCATCTTTCAAAGTTCCGGCAAAACTATCTCTTCTAAATCCGTGAAAATTAACCAAATAATCAGCCGCGGTATCTTTTCCGCTACCAATTAATCCCACAAAACCAATGATCATAGCATCCCCAAGTAATACTATAATTTATTACAATTATATTAATTTGTCAAGAATTCATTAGCCAATTACAAATGTAAGAGGGGTCCCTCCATCTTTGTAATTAATTAAATCAAGTTCGAGGCCTTCAATTTCGGCTTTACCTTCACTTTTAAGAGCTGCACCATTTAATTGTGTAGTTCCAGATGGTGCAGCAATACTTGCAAACTTTTCACGTGCTTCGCCTAGCATAAGTTTAGCAGTTGCCAATGAATAATCTTTTAACCACTGACCAGCAAATTGATCTTGCATTAAATTAAAGTCTGGACGATAATTATATAACCACAGCATAACTTCTTCCTCGACTCTTGGACGTTGCATGATAGTTAGTTTTTTAGTAGTTTTATTAAAGGTAAAGTTAATTTCACTACCAAACATTTTACCCACTAACTTTTGATAGCTGGCAAATGCGTAATAAGTTGCTAACCCACCCATGTTTGTACTTGTTAGCAAATACGTGTTAGAATATGCTAGATTAAATGGTTCGTATAGCGATCCACCTTGGCCGCCACCTGATCTGCTACCAACGCTACGACGGAAAATTTGTCGAACATTGGTAACTTCTTGTGGGAGCAGATATTCATTTTGATCTTCTTCAAGTGTTAAAAATCCAAAACTTTCTTCTACAGCATTACTACTTCGTTGGCGGAATTTAGCCAATGCCTTATTAATTGCTGTGTTGTAATGTACAGGGTCTAGTTCTACATCAACCATACCACTACCTAACATGGATTTGACGTATTCTACAATTTGTTGGCGTTCGTTTTCGTTCTCAGTCATGTTAATATTTACCATAAATAGAATACTATGCCAAGACTTTCCATGTACAAGCCCGAAAAGGGCAATGATTTTAGATTTATAGATCGTGTAATTAACGAAGAATTTCAAGTTGGTGGTACAGATGTTTATATACACAAATATCTTGGCCCCATTAATCCCGAAGCAGGGAATAGTACTCCTACACAACCTAATAATTCTAATCCTATTCCGGAATTAGGAATACAAGATGTGTTGTTCATGGAAAATAGAGATCGTCATTACGACCCTGATATATATGTTATACGTGGAATATATACTCTGCAGGATTTAGATTTTAATTTGAGTCAATTTGGATTATTTCTTCAGAATGATAATATTATGATTAACTTTCACCTACGTAGTAGTTTTGATGCGTTAGGTAGAAAAATTATGGCAGGCGATGTTATAGAATTACCACATCAAAAAGATGAATATGCATTGGATGACAGCCTCGTTGCACTAAGAAGATTTTATGTTGTTTCAGAGGTTACACGTCCTGCCAGTGGATATAGTCAAACTTGGTATCCACATTTAGTTAGAGCAAAATGTTCACCTTTAGTTGATAGTCAGGAATTTAAAGAAATTCTTGATGCAGATTCTGGAGCAGAAGATGGTAGTACATTACGTGATTTACTATCATCATATAGTAAAAATATAGAAATTAATAATCAAATTATTCAACAAGCACAGGCAGATGTTGAAGCCAGTGGATATCAAACAGATCAATTTTATATTGTTCCAATTAGCAATACTGGAACAGGATTAGTATCTGTGTCTGATGTCACAATTGATAATAATGATATTACAATAGGATCATCATATTTAGATGCATCGGCTGTTTTAAATACGCCTGGTAAAAATTATTATATTGGATATTTAACTGGAGATGGAATCCCGCCAAATGGTATTCCTTATGGATTTGGTATTATATTTCCTGCAAACCCCACACTTGGTGATTTTTTCTTAAGAACTGATTATTTGCCTAATAGATTATTTAGATATGATGGAATACATTGGATTAAACATGAAGATAATGTAAGAATGACTACAAGTACGTTGGGAGAAAGTCAAACAGATAATCCGTTACTAGTAAGAAGAAAATTAAAAGCTGGTTTTGTTAACAACGAAACAACTGGCACAATTGCTGGTGTAGTTGTTCCAGAACGACAGGCATTGAGTCAAGTATTGAAACCAAGGGCAGATTTATAATATGGTTATTTACAAATTTACTCATATAGAAACAGGCAGATGTTATATAGGGCAGACTATACAAGATCCTAATCAACGTAGACTAGAGCATATTTGTGATAGTAAACATACACCAAAAACATATCATTTTCATAATGCTTTGAAAAAATACGGAGTTGATGCTTTTACTTTTGAAGTAATAGATAAAGCAACTACGTTAGATGAGTTAAATACATTAGAAGAAATCTATATTGCCAAATTTAATAGTATCACAAATGGATTTAATATTAGAAATGGCGGCGGAAATAAAACACACCACCCTGAAAGTATTAAGAAAATGAGTGAATCACAAAAGGCAGCAAGGGTTCTTAGAAGACTCAAAGGAACTGATCGAGGATGGACCAGGAAAGATGGTGGTCCTATGAAGGGGAAATCTCATCCTAACAAGGGCGGAACAAGCTCATTAAAAGGAAAAACTTTAAAAATGATAGATGGTAAAAAACGATGGGTAGAACGGGAGGCTTCGGTTTAATACCGATGTGCTATTATCGACTGGTTTTATGATGGGCAAATACGTAGATATTTGTCACAATTTATTCAAATACTTAGTAATTTTGCCTACAAAGATTCTAAGGGTAATTTAGTACAGGTGCCTGTCCGTTATGGAGACATGACTAGACAAGTTGGACAAATACTAAGAAAAAATAGTGAGAACACAATTCCCAGTGCTCCATTTATTTCTTGCTATATTAAAGAATTAGAATTTGATAGAGAACGTCTACAAGATCCAACTTTTATTAGTAAAATTAATATAATAGAAAGGGACGTTGAAAATCAACAATACCTGAATACCAAAGGTAATAACTATACCATTGAACGTATTATGCCAAGTCCGTATAAATTAACGTTAAATGCAGATATATGGACTACCAGTAACGATCAAAAATTACAAATATTTGAACAAATAGCAATTTTCTTTACTCCAAGTTTTGAAATACAAACTACAGATAATTATCTCGATTGGACCAGTTTAAGTACTGTTAGATTAGATGATGTAAGCTGGACTAGTCGTCAAATTCCCCAAGGAGTTACAGAAGATATAGATATCATGACTATGACGTTTGATACGCCTGTATGGATTACTCCTCCTGCTAAAGTAAAAAAACTAGGAGTCATTACTAAAATTATATCTAATATATTTGCAGGTAATGCACAAGGAACAATTTCTAGTCTATATAATGTAGAAGATGCTGCTGATGTATTTTCAAATATTTCTCCAGATGCAACAATTACAATAACTCCTGGAAATTATGATTTATTAGTTTTAAATAATACTGCAAGGCTAATACATAGCAACGGAGTTGGTGAAAACATTGATATTACTGCACCAAAAAATACAGCATCGTGGCATAAAATATTAGATCTATACCCTGGAAAATTTAGAGCAGGGTTAAGTGAATTAAGATTTGCTCAATCAGGAGGCAATGAAGTAATTGCTTATATGAGCTTAGATCCCAGTGACGACTTTGCTATGAGATTGAACATAAACACAGACACCGTACCAAGTAATACAATTATTGCAGGTAGAGGAACAGTTGATGCTGTAGTTAATCCTGAAACTTTTAATCCCCAAACAGTTGCAACAAATACAAGATATTTAATATTAGAAGATATCAACAACGATCCATTATTTGGACTCACAGGGTTTCAGGGACCGGTCGCATGGCAAAATGCCGATGGTACAGATTTTCAGGCATTTGCTAACGACATCATAGCGTGGAACGGTTCTAGATGGAATATTGTATTCAGTTCTGCTACTGTTACAAGTGTAATATATATAACTAACTCATATACAAGCACACAGTATAAGTGGGAAAACAAAGCATGGAGTAAGAGCTACGAAGGCGTTTATAATTTAGCATTATGGAGAATGATTCTTTAAATCAAGTAATATGTAGCGGTGGGTTATTTCTTGCCAAAGACACCAAACGCTTTTTATTTTTATCAAGAACACAGTCTAAAACCGCAGGCACATGGGGACTAGTTGGCGGTAAAAAAGAACCGTCGGACAGTACTCCGTATGATGCTCTTATACGAGAAATACATGAAGAAATAGGCAAAATGCCTACTATAAAAAAAATAATTCCTTTAGAATTGTTTATCAGTAATGATCTACAATTTCAGTATAACACCTATCTATTGATTGTTGATAGAGAATTTATACCTGTACTGAATGATGAACATGATGGATATGCCTGGGTTGGTTACGACCACTGGCCCAAACCATTACATAGAGCAGTAAAGACTTCATTTAGCAGTAAAATTATTAGAGCTAAATTAGAATTATTATTGGATTTATTTTAACTATATATAAGTTACAACAAATACTATTCTCTTTGTTCCAGGCAATGGAGACTGTTGTGCATGCCAATGCTGTTTAAACGTTGATGCAGTATATTTTATACAAGGCACAAGGGAATTAGTTGAAAAATCATCTGTCCATATTATGGTTTTGCCATCTGTGCAATTGGTTAAATACATAATAAAATTATTATGTGGCCATTCGTGATCTAAATGCGGCGCCGTATGTGCGTTGCTGCTGTGCCAGGTTAAATTTAAATTGGCTCGAAATATATTTGTATATTTTATATTATTTTTAATAGTAAATCTGTGAAATATTTCTAAAAACATTCTCCAATATATACTATAATGATCGTCTGGGCGATCATTATGTGTTTCTATATCTGATTGAGCACGTTTTAATAATGTATGACTCAGATATGGACCATTATGAAACATTATACGATCACGTAGTTGTATTGGTAATGAATTCCTTACTGTTTCATCATCGCTAGTTGTTTGATAGTCTTGCCAATACCATGGAAAATTTGGTCCAAAGATTACGTCATTAATTACCTTATCTTCAATGTCATGTACATATACTGGTGTATGTATTACATATGAATTTTTCAGTAATTCAGTACTCATTTTAAAATCCTAAATGTTTCTTTCTAACAAATTCTAAATCGTAATTAGATTGATAAGAATTTCCTTCTTGATTTTCAAATGGTTCGACTGTTGGAGAACATAATCTCCATCCTGTCCCCCATTTTGTTGTCAAATACTCTATATTCATGGCATTAACATCATCTAATTTTTCTTTTAAGCTAGGATCATTTTTTTGTGTTTGATAATGATATTCGCCGTCGCTTATTTCTAATCCGTGATAGTATGGTTTTTCTAAAGACAATATTTTTTTAATTGGTCTATGAATAAATCTCATAATATAGTCTGCATCTTCACAATATGCTGGATATAAGTTTTCGTCAAATAACCCAAATGTTTGAATAATAATATCTCTTATTAAAAATAAATCCCAACTACCAACGCCAAATGCTCCTGGGTTACCGTGTATCAAACCTAAGTTGGAATCATTTTCTATCTTGGTTGACATTTCTTCTAATACACCGGGACCAAATGATACATCGTCGTTGGCTATAATCCAATATGGGCTATTCATATAGCATTTGATTATAAGATTCCATGCACCCGAAACTCCTATATTTGCAGGCAGATGTACTATTTTTATATTCTTAACAAATTTATGATTTATTTTTTTTAAATTATCTAAATCGTCGTCCAACTCACCACGACCATTATTATTAATAATAACAAAGTTGTCAACAGGATAATCAATACTCATTAATAATCTAGTCACCCAGAAATTACTATTAACCACTGCTGTTCCAACAACTGGAATTGATTTTTGTGTGCTCATCTTATAAAACCTTTTTCAAATTTAATTACTTCGGAATCTAACTTTATTCCATTTTCACATGATCTACAAATTTTAAAAGTAGAGTAAGGTTCTGGAATTACTTCTTCGTAACTCTGATCATACAAGTTACCTATAATATTTTCCAAACTATAGTCCATACAACAAAGAGAAACATCTCCATTTGGTAACAAAACATTATGATATACTCTTTCTTCACAATTACATGTCATGTCATGATTTCCGTGAAATACTGTTTTATATTCATTTTTTAAATTTTCTAACTCGGGTTTTAATAATGCTTCACCTAACAAGTTTCCTGCACGATGCCACATTTCGTGTACTGGTGCAGATGAATATATATGCCTAATATCTTCATGCATTTCGGTTCCCATAGACATGGTATGAAAATTATTTATTTCATGTTGAATTGTTTTTATATATTCTAAAAATTTAATATAGCTTTTAGTTATTGGATGTTTTGCTAAACGCCCCTGATCAGGCAAATGTAGAATGAACCCACCGTTGGGATTTCCCGCAAACGGAATATGTTTAATACGTTCCATATCCTCTATGGACATTCCTATACCAGTGGTGAATATAGAGACAGGATGACCTTGATCGTGTGCATATAATACCATGTCTGTACAATATTTGTTCATCCAGGGTTCAGTAAATCCTGCAAATGTAATTCTTATTTCTTTAGGTACTTTATCTATTAGAGTTCTAAACCCTTCTATAGATAGAATTGCCTCACCTTTATATTTAGATTCTAAAATACGTTGTGGACAGAACACACAATCAACTACACATCCTTTTTTTGGAATTATTGTAGTAATTTCCAATGTAGGAGCGCGAGAAAGTCTCCACTTTTCAGTATAAACTCCTGGAAATACTTTTATTTTATGTTCCGGTTTCATATTATCTGTTGTCTATATATATGGTGATTGCACCGTAATAATCAATAAAATGATCATTCCATAGATCCCACTTTATATTTACATTATCCATTGAAAATACTTCAATTTTCTTAAAATCTTTTAAGTATGTATCTCTAAATTTTCTAAATTTAGTTTTTAACTCTTCATTACTAAGATGGAATTCTCCAGCAATTTTCTTTACATTACTAAAAACCCATTCTTTGTTTTCATCAGTGAACATATCATATTCACCGCCTTCACAATCAGTTTTTAAGAAATCAATTTGATCAATGCTGTAGGTGTTTATCAACGTTTTGAATGTAATTCCGTCAGCATCTGATTCTTTACCCCATATTTGTTGTACATCTTTGTCAAATATTCCCCAAGATTTAAATGCGGTATTAACATGGGCTACTGCCTTGTTAACACAGATAACATTATCATACTTTTTCAAATTATTAGTTAATGTTTCATATAAATTCTTGCTAGGTTCTAGGCAAATTACTTTTGATGGTTTTTTATCAATGATACTATATGTAAATGGGCCAACACTAGCACCTACATCCAATACCACATCGCCTTCTTCAACTTTAAAAAACTTTTGATACACATCTTGTACAAATATTTCGTCTTTAACTACTTCAAGGAACCATTGATTTTCTTGAATTTCTCCCCAGTCGAAAGCATCATCTGTGATTTTACCAAACATATAATCTTCTGCTTTTTTAATTTTTGAATTAGTAAGTTTCATCTTTTCCAATATTGATGGATCTATTAAATCTGGATGTATCCACCAGTCTTCATAATTACGCCATTCGTCGGGTGCAATATCGCCTGCTACCATAACATATCCAAAAGATTCTAAATATTTTCTTGATTTTTCTCTAAAACTTTTAGATTCATCACAGTAGTAATCGTGCTCATAAGTAATAACTGCAAATTGATATTTTTCAAAAGGCATGGATAATAGTATTTTATATGTGATATTAGGTGGGTCACAATCTAATTGCAAATAATCTATATTGTTAGGAAAATCTAATCCAGGTAAAAATTTTTCATAATTTACCGACGTTGCATCTTTCAACAGACATGGATTTTTTCTTTCTTTTGAAAATGCATCAATGAACTGCTGATCTATATCTAGAGATACTCCTGTCCACTCAAAATTTTGTTCCAGTAACACTGTATTATTTCCATAAAATGGATCAGCAGCACCTATCTCTAAATAAGTTCCTTTGCGTTTTCCATTTAACATAGTTAACACAAACATATCTTGGTATGATTCGGAAAAGTTTTTTTCAATTTTTTCTGATCCCGGAAATTTTAATTTCAGTTGGCTATATTTTTCTTTATCAAACAACGTTAATTTATTTTCTTTATTTCCAATTTCATCAAAATATTTTAAGTTTGTTATAACTGCTGCCCTATGCACAGAATCAATATTATGATTAACTAGTAAATCTTTAAACAATGTTCTAGATTCTTCGCACAATCCACACCACCAGCTGCTAACTGCTTTTTCAAATAATAATCCATATTTTCCAGGATATCCTACATCTGTAATCAATGGTGGAGAATTATGGTCACAGACGCCTAATCCTATAGATGCTAACGTATAACATAAAAACCAATCGCCTTCTTTTTGTTCAATTTCATGTAATCTACTTAAAAAGAAATATGCCTCTGGACGAGTTGGCAATAATGCAATAGCATGTTGTAGTAGGCCCTTTACAGAAAATGCCCGTGTTCCTTGTTTTTCAAAACATATTGCGGCTTTTACCAAACATTCGTATTTCAACAAATCATTGTCTGTTCGTTCGGCAGTTCGTATATAATAAGAAACTGCCGATGCTGTTTGTCCTATTCTATTATAGTATATTGCTAATGCAAAATTAGTTTCAGCATCTGCTGGGTCATATATAAATTTTTCTAATAAGGTGATAAGTGTACTATTTGTTTTCATACTATTTTTAATGAGAATTTATAAAATTTTCAAGTTCTTTTACTGGAAGTTTTAGCAGGTAGGCAGCATTATCTTGGAATCCAAATGTAATTAATATATCATCATTATATTTGCACATGCCTATGGCAAACTCAACATGAGCATCCATGATAGAAAAATCATTGGTATATTTAATTACATTCCAATTTTTATCCCAAATAATAAATCGATGTCTATATACCGCATCTTTTCTACCAACTTCACTTTTGAATAAATCCACTTCGTGTGTTAATGCAATATACCCGTCATTAAATTTCATCACTTGAGACCCACCGCGTATATCCCTAGGTAGCCATATTGATCCACTTAAATATTCTGTTTTAGAAGTTTGGGACTCTGGGTTAACACTTACTAGTTCGGTAGGGTTAGTCCACTTAACATAATGATATGGAACATCTAATACAGGCATCCAATTCTTTTCACAATACGACTCTAGGTCTTTAGGAGGAGGAATTCTAAATCTAGATATTTCTGTAACAGCATTTTCTGAAACTACTATTTCAGAAAGTTCCATTCTACCTTGTCCATTGGTAGTAGTATCTCTACGTACACCAGTTATATATAATTTTCCGTTCCATCTTATTAATCTTGCATCTTCTAATCCCACAAAATCCCACATGGGTTCATATGTATCAAATTTAGATGTGTCAATTTTATTGATTCTACTAATTTCAAAATCATCATTGAGCTCGCAATAATAATTGTCAGTCCTTAAATGAATGTCATTTTCAGGATGCAAATACGTTAGCGGACCCCATGGATGTTGAAATAATTTCTTTTCAGAATGAAAAAATGTATAGTTAACGTGGCGAATATTAACAATAATTTTACCGTGGTCTATTAAAATAGATGGATTCATTAACCCCGTGCCATTTGTTTGCTCCGACGGGATGATAAGAGGATGTATACTACCGCCTTTATCTAGAGCGAATTTTGCAAGATTTGTCATAATTGAGCTTTTATTTAGTTGAATAAAATACTCAGTTAATTATAATTGATAATCTTGCAAAATCCTAGTGATATTTTATATTAATGGTTTATTTTTCATTGAGCACTTGCTGGTAGAGAATTAATATTTGGATCGCCTAGTTGCAATTTTGCTTGTTTTTGTATTTCTGTGAAAGTTTCAAGACCCATTTCAATTGGTAATTTGGCCACTCCTGTTAATATTGTATTAAGTTGATTAATATCTAATTTTAATGTAACCGATTGTTGTTGTTCGTTCACGATGTTCTCCTATTATGTACATTGTTAACGATATTTATATAAGGGCATGTACTAGAAGAATATATATTGATGTTTTATATTTGAGATTTTTCAATTTTTTCTTCTAGCTCTTTAATAGCTTCGATTAATAGTGGAATAATAAGATCATATCTAACAGCCTTAAATGGGTTGTTAGGATCGTTTTTATTTTCTTGTCCCAGAGGAGTATGTTTAAATATAGCCTCAGGTAATACAGTTTCAAGTTCTTGAGCTATAACACCGACTAACTTAACATCTTTTTTATGAATATAATTATAATGATATCCATTAATTTGAGATACTTTTTTCAATGCACCTGTTATCTTAACAATATTTTCTTTAAGTCTTTTATCTGAGGCACTATAGAAAGCAGTAACATCACCAGTAGCAGTAATTGCACCATTTATAGTAAGTCCAGCAAATGTTGGACTGTTGGTAGTAGCTAGTGGTTGTACAGCAGGACCAATGGCACCTTGTGTGCCTGTGCCAGTAACACCTTGGCTTGCTTGTACACCTTGAATACCTTGAATTCCTTGACCGGTTGCACCTTGAATACCTTGAGTAGCAGTTCCGGTAAGACCTTGAGTAGCAGTTCCGGTAAGACCTTGTGTACCTGCACCTGTAGTACCTTGATTACCTAATACACCTTGAGTACCTTGACTTGCTTGTATACCCTGATTACCTTGAGTACCTTGAGTACCTTGAATACCCAAGTCGCCTTGAACGCCTAATACACCTTGACTTGCTTGTACACCTTGAATACCTTGAATTCCTTGACCAGTTGCACCCTGAGTAGCAGTTCCGGTAACACCTTGAGTAGCAGTTCCGGTAACACCTTGATTACCGGTTGTACCTTGAGTAGCAGTTCCGGTAACACCTTGACTTGCTTGAGTACCTTGGCGACCTTGAGTACCTTGAGTAGCAGTTCCGGTAACACCTTGAGTAGCAGTTCCGGTAACACCTTGACTACCTAAAACACCTTGGCGGCCTTGAGTACCTTGACTTGCTTGTACTCCTTGTATTCCTTGACCACCAGTACCTGCAACACCTTGACTTGCTTGAGTACCCTGGCGACCTTGAGTACCTTGATTTGCCTGTACTCCTTGTGTTCCTTGAATACCTTGACTTGCTTGAGTACCTTGAGACCCTTGGGTGCCAAAAGTACCTTGACTTGCTTGAGTACCTTGAGACCCTTGGGTGCCAAAAGTACCTTGACTTGCTTGAGTACCTTGAGTACCTTGACCTCCAAATACACCTTGAATACCTTGATTACTAGCAATACCCTGAGTACCTTGAGTACCTTGACTTGCCTGTATACCTTGGGTACCTTGAGTAGCAGTACCAGTAACAC